TTCTAATATCGTCATCTGAAAACCCTAAAGTTGGTTTTGGAATGAAATTATTACTTACATCGTTTTTAAGAAACGCCTTTTTTCCTATAGAATTTGAAATTTCTTTTATGTAAGAGATAAACTCTTTCATCGCATTTATTTTTCCTTGTTCAGGACTAATTGATGAACCTTCACCATATGCCACAGGGTAAAATCTACATAAATCAAGATATTCATTTAGGATTTCCATTTTATCTTGGTTGCCTTGGAAACCCGCAATGTCTCTATATTTTTCAAGATTTTTTACAAGTTCTGTAAATGATATACCATCTCTGTTCGACAATATAAGATTATAACAAGCCTCTCTTAAAACTGACGGTGTATGACCTCTTGCGGTAATGATTGCAAATATTGAACCATTATTAATGGCCTCAACAAAGTCAGACCAAGCAGGACCGGTAGGTGCTGTCATTGAATCTATTATGAATTTCTTATCTCCTGAAACTACGAAGTTTCTAAAAGCATTTTCTGCGAAACCTACAATTGTATTACCCTCATATTGAAAGTCTTCTTTACCTATCATAGTTCTATGATGTGCAAAATCCTCAGTTGACATTCCAACTTCTTCACCATCTTTACTTTTCAAGATAATTTTTGTTGGCATGTTCATAATATTGTCATCCCAATCAAAAGCGTAATACTTCATGTCGGGAGTTCCAGCCTCCGTAATCCCTTCGGACACGGAGACTGGTCTTTTATATATCCCTTTTTTAATCATTTCGACAATTTTTGAATCAGCCTCTCTAATTGAGCCTCACTAACCACGATTGATTTAGGTTTTGACTCGTTTGTTTGAGTTTTGGTTTTTTTATTGTTCTTGTTCATATATTATATGTTCTCAAAAGACGCACCTGTTGGTGTGATGTAGAATGTTATGTCAATGAATTCTAACGCTCTTGTAGGTTTGATATAGATTGAACCAACAAGTCTATTATTATCCAAGTCTTCAGGTGTATTTCTAACAGTCACTCTGAAATCATAAAGACCTCTATCTCTTCTGATTGAATCCAAAATAGGATTAACCGAATCCAAGAATTGTTGTCTTACGATATCGTCGTTTTGTTCGAATAGTAATCTTACTGATACCGCAGAAATCAACTTACGTGCTTGTAATAACAATCTTCTTACGTTGATTCTATCAAGTGCTGATTGTGCGATTTGTAAAGTTTTATTACCCCAAATTACAGTTCCAACATCAGAGAACGTAGCAATTGGATTAATTCTACCTTCATACAAAGTATCTCTATCTTCTTGTGATAGTTTCTTTCTTGCCTTAACAGAATTTACAAGACCTCTTGTGTAACCAGCAGTTGCAAACCAAGGGAATGCAACATTATCAGTAAGTGCCAAGTTTCTTGTTACCTCAGCTGTTGGTGGAAGATAAATCTGTGTATTATTTACAGTATCTCTCGTTAATACCCAAGGGTAGTAAGTTGCCGTATAGTTTGAATCAATTCCTGAATCAACTAAGTTGTCAACCGCCGATTGAGCGAAAATTTGGTCCGCAGTGTCATTTGTGTTAGGAACAAACATATCCCAGTCAGGTGTTGTTGTAATATAGATAGAATCCGCTCTATCTACTTCCGCAATATTAATTGCACTATTCACTAACAATAAGTTGTTAACATAATCAATGCCAGGAGTAACAAACACATTAATATTAACCGCTTCAGGGTTTGACATGCTTTCCATACCTAACAAGTAAGCATAATAGTCGGTATTTGCATAATCTACACTATTTTGGTCAACTGTTATTTGTTTGAACATACCTTGACCCGTAGCACTTGGGTATCTTGAATTAAAACACGCTCCTTTTTTATATCCTGTTCCACCTAAAATAAATCTGTCAGTGTTAGTTCTTGACTCAGTGTAGATGTCCCAACCATCAAAACCACCTGCAGGTAATACAGTGAATTTTCTTGCGAATGTTCTAAAGTAAGGGTTATCTTGACTTTCAGGTTCCGATTGGAAGATAGCGTCTCCAACGAAGAATTCAGGGGTTCCACTTGTTATATAAGAATTAGAAATTGTAATCGCACTTGCCATGATATCCATGTGGAAACCTCTAACTTTATAATCCCAAGCATCTTGTGTGGACTCCTCACATAAATTACCCGCCTTTATTTTTCCTTTGTAATCAAAGAAATCTCCGTCAAAACCAATTTTATCGGATATACCTAAGTAAGTTCTTCTTACGTTATCCCCATTAGTTGTTATAGAAATTCCAGCTCCAATAGGTGTGTTGAAAGGTGGTTCGAATACTGTAGAACCAGGTATTTCATATTTTGTTTTATAGATAACAAAAGGTGGATTATTAACTGTACTTCCACTATATGTTCTAATTGTGTATCCTTCAAATCCACATGGTAATGAATCTTCAGGTGCATCTTCATTAACCTCAACCATTATGAATTTAGAGATTAAAGAATATTCACCATTTTTAGAACCAATTTTCTTAGCCACATAATTATTTAAATTAGGGTTCATAGAACATTGAGTGAATTTTTCAATAACAGTTGGGTTTTGGTCAGTATCGTAATAATCTCTAACTAAAACATCGAAAGTGTTACTCACAAATGACATGTTAGCCAAAGAGATTTTAACTTCTCTATTTGCGGAAGTACCATCAGAAATTGTTATAAATTTGAATAGTCTAAATATTGTATCGCCTCGTACTTCAGAAACAACCCAAGGTGTTTCAGGTGTTTGATAAGGTTCTAAATAATTAGCAATCGACAAACTTGATGTTGCACCCGTGCTTCTTGCAGAATCCAAAGGAATCAAATTACAATTCAATCCTCTAATGTATCCTTTATTATATGCGTAGTTAAGTAAGTTAGAATAACTTTCTTCTACAAATAGAGGAACCTCGGTTCTTGGTTTATCAAAGTTAGAAACTCCAAATACTTTAGAAATATAATTTGTGTTAGAATTCAAAAGAGAGGTTTCGAATTGGAAAGTTTGATTTGTTCTTGTAAGACCTGAAATTTTGAAAGTAGAATATGGATTAGATGATACGCCTGAGTAAGAACCTGTACAAACCATATTTACGTTTGTTGTTGCAGATACTTCATAAACAGGTCCATTATCTGATACGTAAGACGCCTTACCTCTTGAACGTAATGTTGCAACAACTAAGTTATCATAATCTGAATATGATGTTCCTGAGTATTCAAAAGTTCGAATATTCATAAAACCTTCAGTGTCAACGCCTGTAGTTACCGACAAAGAACTAGATGTGTCTTGTACAATATAAAAACCGTATCCGTCAAACGCTCCGTTTGTATTTTGAAAAGTTGCATAATACCAAGGGTCGTTATCGCTACTCGAAAGAGTATTTGCTGATAGAGTTACAGAATTTACACCAAATACATTAGTTTGAGCAGTATACGAACTTAATGTATTATATACTGAACTAGGAATAGAACCCCAAAAATATACTATTGGTAAATTATTAACAACACCTGTTGTTTGATTATAAGCAACCATATCTGAAATCCAATCTTTAATGTCTTGAGCGATTGTTGAAGTACTTCCATCAGTTTTTCTGTAACTTTGATTGATGTCCACACCAACTAGTTCAGTAGATACCCCACCTTCATCAAATCCATAAGTATATGTACTGAAAGTACCACTAGACGTGTCAGCACTAAATACTAATTGAGTCGGACTATTTGTAACACCATTATAACCTACAGTTCCTGGGTCAACATTTGCAATTGTTTTTATAGACCATGATGGACCCGCATCATAACCTGATAAACCAAGAATTCTTGATACGAATAATTGATTTGATTGTTGTAAATATGCCTTAGCTATATAAGCTGCCTCATATTTAGGAATTTGTGTATTCACAAATTTTTCTGGAGATGTACCTCCGAATATTGTTTGAAATTCGTCATAGTTCTTGATGAAAATTGGTTCGAAAGCAGGACCCTTAAGAGTCTCACCGACAATACCCAATGTAGTAACACCAACACTAGAAGCGACGAAAGATAAATCAACTTCAGATGTGTAAACTCCAGGAGAAACGAAAACTTTACTGTTTGCCATTTTTTTGAGTTTTTTTAGATTTATTATTTTCTCAATAAATATTATAGAAAAAACCAAAAACTTTACTTACAATAAAATATTTATAAATTAGGTAGATTATTTTCTGCCTTTTTTATCTTATGGATTCTAAAGACACAGAAGTAAAAAATTTAAAGATTTCTAAAGAAGTTCATGATATTTTGAAGAAGTATTGTGACAAAAGAGGGATAAAAATTTATCGTTTTTTGGAGACCTTGATTCGTGAAAAGTGTGAAGACAAAAAAGATGTGTATGGTGAAAAATAAATAATGTTATATGAATTCGATTAGACACATATTATTATTATTTATTATCATTTTAATTAATCACAATATTTTTGGTCAGGGTTCTAACACTTGTTTAGGGGCATCCGCTAATCAAGTTAATTTACCTTTTTTCACTAATAACCAATCAACTTGTGGAGACCTAAATGATTATACAGGTTTAAACGCTTGTGCAACACCAACCAGTGGAAATTATTATGGGGGACAAGATTGGTTATATAGTTTTACACCATCACAAGATGGGTTAATTACAATAACCTTAAACGACATTGTTTCCACAGGATTCGCCTACCCCAGTATATCATTGCTAACTTCGTGTCCAGGAACTGTTGGTGCCTGTTTAGGTTTTGTATTATGTGACCCAACTTTAGGCGGTGGTTCGTTAGTTAGACAGGTTCAAGGAGGTCAAACATACTATGTATTGATTGATGCATTTACTTGGTCAAGTTATTTTGCCAATTGTTACCAATTCGACTTAACTATTAACTTAACACCTGTAGTTTCACAACAAGGTTGTAATAATATAAATTTTAATTCAGGAACATTTAACGGTTGGTATGGAACTACCGGTTTATCTACCATGTCACCTAATGGGTCTCCGACACCAAATTACAACTCAAACTCAATTGGTATTGTAAATGGTAGACACACTATTATGACAGGTGGAAATGACCCATGTGGTGGATTCCCAAGAGTCGACCCACTTGGTGGTCCTCGTTCTGTAAGGTTAGGGAACAATAATGTTAATTCAGAGGCAGAACAACTTATTCAAACATTTATGGTTACCTCATCTAATAACAGTTTTACATATAGATATGCTGTTGTTTTTGAAGACCCTGGTCATAACTCAAATGAACAACCTTTTTTTAGGGCATTATTAAGAGACCAAAACGGAAATGTAATTCCTTGTTCAGAATTCGTTGTTTCAGCAGCGGGAAACTTACCAGGTTTTTTTAATTCATCTACTTGTACAGGTGTTGTGTATAAGCCATGGAGTTCGGTAAATGTTGATTTGACAAACTATATTGGACAATCGGTAACTGCCGAATTCACAACAGGAGATTGTAGTCAGGGAGCTCATTATGGTTATGCATATATTGACGCCGAATGTTCTCCATCTGTATTACAACTATTACCTGACACTATATGCGTTGGTCAAACAATTACTTTAAATGCCCCACCAGGCTATCAATCATATCAATGGTTACCGGGAAATCAAACAACACAAAGTATAACAATAACCCCACAAAACACAACTACGTATCAATTAAATTTGGTGGCGTTTAACGGGTGTATTAGTTCGGTGCAAGTTCCAATTACTGTAGTGCCTTACCCCACAGTATCGGTCTTTACTAATTAAAAAAAGATTCAAAACTAATTTTAGATTGTAATGAATTATTTGTTTTGGTTACAACAAATTTCACAACATCATTAGTACTAATTTGTATAGTCGTCAAATCGGAACCAAAAAAATCGTTATTAATAAAAATATCAAAAGACAAAACATTAGAAGTATCAAGTAATGAAAGTGAAGTTGTCTGACTGAATGTTCTAACAACTTCAGTTATACCTGAAGGAAAATCAATATCAATTTTTTCTTGTACTATTGGTTCATTTCTACCTTTAGTTTTTTTAGTTATAATTTTTCCATCTGTCTCGAAAACTTGAATAAACCTATTTACTGCAGGACTAACGGTAAATTCTTCCTCATCAATTAAAAATCCTAACATTATAAATTCGTAACTTTGGACGTAGTACTTTCTTTTGTCTAAATCCATTACAGATTCATCACTGATGTTATTCCATATAATAGGAATGTAGTGTCCTTTAATCACTGTATATGCCTGTCTTGATGCGAATTTTCCGAGAACTACTTGATTAAATCTGTTTAACTCCCTCATTCTATTACACACAATCTTTACTTGGTATGTAATATCAACAGGTATTGGTTGTGGTATTTTGTAGACATCTGCACCTAATTTTTTTCCGTCCCATGTTGGTACTGTTGCGTAAAAATATTGTCTTCTATTTGGTATGTTATATAATAAAGCAGGATTTGTTCCAAACTTAACTTCAGGTGTTCTTACTGTTGTAACAAATGGTGGTTTTACGTTGAAATCTAAATCCACAAAATTCCATGTTTCGGTAAACTGAGCCCAATTCTGTGTTGTAATTATTATATCTACTGTTGGTACAGTCGCACCCTCAACAACTATTCCCAAGTCATTTTTCACAAAATCCAAAAAACCCCTATCCAAATCCGCATGTAATATCGATTTAGGTAAGAATGTACCATCTTGATTAATTTTATCTACCAACTCTTCTCTTCTCGGAAATAAAGTTTTTGGATAATTAAGTGGTATGTTTTTTTTAATTTTTTTTGGAAATCCCATTTTATAATCCTCTAAATTCGTTATCCGTTACAGGAGCGGCTGTTATTGTTCTGTAAAATGGTTTGTATCCAGCATACGTATGTTTGTTATCTGAAACAATACGACCATCATCTATTACTGAGTAATATCTAACTCTTGTTTCTGATTCATAATATCCGATATAGTCGCCAAATGCAATGTCAACACCCAATTCTTGTAGATGTTTTGAATACACAGACACTTTTAAATTACCTGGTTCGGTTTGTTCAATTTTTGAATTACCATACGCCTTATTTGTAGGGGCGGCAACTTGAACATATCCTTTGAACTCAATTGGTGGGTCAAATTGGATTCCGTCTTTTAGGGTTTCACCATAGACATCGTCCTTTTTTGTTTTGATTCTATTGACACGATATAATACCAAAGTAAAATTCATGTCACCTTCTAACCATTCCTGCCCTAATTGTATTTCTAAATCGAAATCCTCCGCACCAAAAAATTTACCTAACCTTGTAATTGGGACTTTCTTTGCCATAATATTGATAAATATTTACTTAATTCTTATTTTTAGTTGTAAAACTATTTTTTTGGAAAACCTACTATCAATTGAACAAAAGGCGTTAGAAATTTTATCCACATATGATGGGGGTAATAATTTCATATTGAGATTAAAACAACAACAATTGGTAAATAAAAAGTTTTTTCCAACAAGAACACAATCTGATTATATAATTACATACCATAATGAAAAACCAAAGGTCGCTAAAAAGTGGGTTGATTTAGACCCCTATTTTGCAAGAAAGTTTGCGGACGAAAAATTGTTTCGTGAGGTTCCTGATAAAATCTATGTAGAAAAACTATTGGTAGAAAAAGAAAAATCTTATCATATTTGGGGAAAGTTTTTTGAATCTGAACATTTAAGTGACTTTTGGGTTCCTAAAGGAGCATTGATTAAAACTCATACGGTAGAAAAAGTTGATATTGATTATTCAAAGTATGGTCATAGACCTCCACTTTCACATCAAAAAGAAGCAATTGAGAAATTAGCGGGTAGTAAGAGATTTATTTTGGCGGATGATATGGGTTTGGGTAAGACCACCTCGACTATTATCGCAGCTTTAGAGTCAGGGGCAAAAAAGGTATTAATTATTTGTCCCGCATCACTTAAAATAAATTGGTCAAGGGAAATTGAGAACTATACGGATAAGTCAATTTATATATGTGAGGGTAAGAATTTCTCATCAGACCACGATTTTGTTATAGTTAATTACGATATTATCAAAAACTTTCACGACATTAAAGATAAAGAAACCTCACAAATTATTAATTCTAAGTTTGATTTAGTTATTATTGATGAAGCACATTACATTAAAAATTCACAAGCACAAAGAACAAAACTAATAAATCACTTTGTTAAGAATATTAATAGATTGTGGTTATTAACAGGAACCCCAATTACATCTCGTCCAATTGATTACTACAACTTGTTATCTTTGGTTGAATCTCCTGTTGCTCAAAACTGGATGGCTTATGTCATTCGTTTTTGTGAGGGTTATCAGTTTAGAGCAGGTCAAAGAAAAGTATGGAACGTAAATGGTGCTTCTAATTTGGATGAACTACGTGAAAGAACTTCAAAACAAATACTACGTAGATTAAAAACTGATGTGTTAGATTTACCTGAAAAGATTATTAATCCCGTTTATCTGAGGTTAAAATCAAAAGAATATGAAAATCTTATGGGTGAGTATTTTGATTGGTTTAGAAATAATAAAGAGGAATCATCATCTCTTACGGTTCAGTTTTCAAAACTGATGAAAGTAAGACAAGTTATTGCCGAAGAAAAAGTTTCTCAAACAATAGAACTTGCTGAAAACATTTTAGAACAAGGTAAGAAAGTTATTATATTTTCAAACTTCACTGAACCATTAAAGAGAATTCACGAACACTTCGGTAAGATGTCCGTATACTTGGATGGTTCATCTACAAAACCCGCAAGACAAAAGGCTGTGGATGATTTTCAAGATAACGATAAGGTTAAAGTGTTTTGTGGAAACATAAAGGCGGCAGGGGTTGGTATTACTTTAACATCTGCGGAGGTTGTAATATTTAATGACCTATCTTTTGTTCCATCAGACCATTCACAAGCCGAGGATAGAGCGTACCGTTATGGTCAAAAAAATAGTGTTTTAGTTTATTATCCCCTATTTGAAAATACTATAGAAGGTGCGATATATGACATCTTAATTAGGAAAAAAGGGATATTTGAAACCGTAATGGGGGACAACTTGGATAGGGGTAGTATCGCTGAGTTAATACTCAATTCAATCAATGGTCATGAATAATTCAAATTCAAAGGATATTTATGATAACGAACATATAATTTTATAATGAAAAAACTTCAAGAGAAAGTAGAACAAATAGCCAATCAAATAAAAGAGATAGACACGAAGGAAAATGAAAAATTGTTTATAAATGAAATGAAAAAAATAGGAATTGAGAAACTACCATACTCCTATTCCGCTTTAAAACAATTTATCGACCCAGAGACAATGTCTTATCACTACAACGGACATTACAAAACTTACGTAGACAAATTAAATGACGCATTAAGTAAAAAAGATTACGGTGATGTTGAATTAGAGGAAATAATTAAATCTATCGGTAAGTATAACAAAACGATTAGAAATAATGCTGGTGGCGCTTTTAACCACGCCTTATTTTGGAAAATGTTATCACCAACAGAACAAAAATGTAGTGGTCAAATTTACGATAGAATAAAAAAGGATTTCCATAACTTTTTGGGGTTCAAACAAGAATTTACCGAAAAGGCAAAAAGAAATTTCGGTTCAGGATGGATATGGTTGGTGTTAACCAAATCAGGTAGTTTAAAGATTATGACTACACCAAACCAAGATAATCCACTTATGAACATAGTAAGAAATGGGGGATATCCACTTTTGGGTCTTGATTTGTGGGAACACGCTTACTACTTGAGATATAAGAACAAGAGGGACGATTACATCAAAAACTTCTTCAAAGCAATCAATTGGAAGTTCGTTGGTAAGATGTATAACATGAAATTAAAAAATAAATTAAATGAATCGGTAACAACTAAAAAAACAATATCTAACAATAATATTGAAGGTTGTTCATTGAACCAATATATTGCATACAAATTTATTTTTAATAATAATAAAAATGTTAAAGAATTATATAAAAGAGGAATAAATAAAGCACTAAGACAAGTTTTTGCTAAAAAATATAAAAAAAATAACGAGTATGGTGAGGGAGAAATGTTTGGAATTTATGACTTAGAGGGTGAGGGAAGGTCAGTAATAAATTATTTGAATACAAACATCGTAGGATTTTGTATATTAGTTAATGACATTAATATATTGTTAAAAACAAACAATGAAAGACCTCTAACTTTTATTGGTAAAAATCCATCAGAACAAATTTCCGAGGTTTATAGAATGGTTAATTTAATTGATAAATTCAAATCAACAATTTTTTCAGATGAATTAAACACTTATAAGAAACTAATGGCAACTCTAACCAGTACAAGTAAAATTGGTAAGAAGACCGAAGAATTTACGGTTGCAAAATTAAAAGAAAGATATGGTGAAGAAAACGTTTCATTGATTGGTAAACTAGGTAGTTCAAAAGATGCTAAAGAAGGTATTGATGCTGAGATTATTGTTGATGGAAAAATCAAAACAGCACAAATCAAACCTTTTGGTCGTTATGATTTGAATGATAATATTTATACACTATACGATACCGCCAACGTAAAAGAGTATCGTACCGATTGGATTGTTTTTTTCAATAAAAATTCTGGAGTATTAGTATTTGATAATAACAATACTAAGATTGTGGAAGGAAATTACACTATACCATCAACATCATTAATAGAACATATAAAATGAAAATTTTAATATCTGAAAGTCAATTAATTAGATTAACAGAGAAATATTTAGACCAAGATGAAATGTTTGACGACGATTATTTAAATACTTTATATAAAGAAACTCGTAAAAAAAACAACTCATCGATTAAACTTTTGGCTTTGAGGTCATCACTAACTGACCAAAAATTAATAACTGATTTGAACAGAAGTATTGAAACTCTCTATAAATTTTTTAATAGAAAAAATTCAGGTCTTTTACCAAAAATATTGGAACTATCATTGATAGATAGAAACAAAACCATCAATGACTTGAAGGTGATTGCTGATTTTATCAATGATGAAGAATTTAAGGATGATGTTACCAAAAAACAATTACTAAAATTAAGAAATATGACTGAAGTTCCTGATGATTTAGAAGATATATTAAAAAATGCTAGAGAAAAAGAATATTCAAAATATGAGAAAGAATTCGAGGGTGATTATTTTGACCTAAAAAGAACCGCACTTTCTTTACAATATAAATGCGGTGAAGACCTTGATAATAATTTTTTGGAAAAAATACAAAGATTCAAAAGTGTTTCTACTGACGATTTTCAAAAATTATTACTAAAGATAAAAAATTGTGTTAAGTCATCTTTAAGCGATAAGGTTGCTATAAAATCAGACATAGTGTCTAAAACCCCTCTTTACGTTATGGATAATGGAGTAAAAACTGAGGTATTCCCATCTGGTTCTAACTTTGAGGTCAAAAAGATGGACGTTAATATTGACAGTTATTTGTCAGAATTTTTTTCAATTTTTAAACAAACAAAAAATAAAGAGTATAAGGGTCCGTATTTAGAAATTTATAACTCAGTAATTCGTGGTCTATATGAGTGGGTAGAAGGTGAAGGTCAAGAATATCTTGATAGTATTAAAAATAATATGGAGGGTATTGTTTATGAAAATTATACAATTGTTCCAATTAACTATATTGATTTTTATTGGTCAAATGTTGGTCAAAGAGGATGTGGTGAATTAAGATTATCTATTAGATTCCGTATAAAAAAGGAATATCAAAATAAAACAATCGACGCATACATTTTTAATAAAAATTCTGATATTTTAGAGAAAAAACAATTATATGTCCCAAAAAAAGAGGTTGAAAAGATAGTTTGTTAGATATTTATATAAAAAATATTACTATGGCTGTCATACCCGAACCCGATAGAAGTAAACTATACACCCAAGTAAAACACTTGTTAGGTGCACCACTTCGTTCTATTGAAATTGTAGATGAACAAATGGATACTTTATTGGAGTTTTCCATTCAAGACTATGCACAGTACGTACAAGATTGGTTAATTGAATCTCAGTGGACTTCTTTATACAACCTTAATTTAGATACACAATCTTTATCAAGAGCATTCCTTACTAAAAGTTTGGATTGGGAAAACAGGTATTCTTACGCCTACTCAAAAATTGTTGGTTTACAAAGTAATGGTGATTGGGTACTAAAAAAAGATTTTATCCAATTAAAAAAGGGACAACAAATTTATGAAATTCCCGCAGGGAGAGAAATAAATGAGTTACTTTGGTTTACTCCGGCAACATTAAATAATGTATTTTTTGACCCTTGGTCTTTTGGGGGTATCGGTTCAGGTGGATTGGGTGGTGCAGGTGGTTTTGCTCAAATGGGTAATACCGGTGGTTCATATTTTATGATGCCGGCTTTTGATATGTTACTTAGAATGCAAGAGGTAAACATACAAAGAAGAATTATTGCGGGAGATTTAACTTATCGTGTAACCGCTCTTCCTGATGGAAAGAAGGCAATTCACTTAATGCAAACACCAGGTGGTAAGTTTGACTTCGGTAACGCACAGATGATGCAAGGACAAGTTTGGTATTGGTACTATGACACTGAAGGTGCAGATAGAGACTCTTGTTTAAAAGATAATCCCGATATTATCAAATTACCTTCTGATGTTCCGTTTGATGAGTTAAATTGGGTTGACTTGAACAACCCTGCTAAACAATGGATACGTAGATGGTTTGTTGCTTACGTTAAAGAAACCTTATCAAGAGTTAGAGGAAAATATAGTGGTAATCTTAAAACACCTGACTCCGAATTAACTTTAGATTATACATCTTTAGCAACCGAAGCGAAAGACGAAAAAACAAAATTAATTGAGGAATTAATTGGTGCTGAAGGTAGATTGACAAGGTTGAAACCTGAAAAGGTAATGGAGAGAGAGGCGTTAATCGCAGAAAATCTAAACAAACAAATGAAGTTTAGAGCATTTCCAAGACAAATATACGTAATATAATATGGCAATTATTCGTTCAATTCCATCAGAAAAAGTTATTGGTGGTAGAATTATAAAATCATCAGAAATTGTAATTGTATCCGAACCTGAGTATACCTCAAATGGTGAAGGTTTGATAATCGTAAAGGATGTGCCATTTTGTAAGTTAAAATTAACTCACTTAGCGACAGACCATGTTAGGGTAAAATCTTTGACTAACACACTTATAATTCCTGATATAGGATTATTTGACGAAAAATATGATGAGTTATCCATTAATTCAGAATCTTGTGTTGAGTTTTACTTCGCACAAGGAAACTGGTACATAACATCAAGTGATGGGTTGAAGTTATCTTAAACTATTCTCCCTCCTTTTTTGAAATTATCTTGGGACCACAATGGTTGTAAATTAGTGTAATGACATAATTTCAAAACCTCTTCTTCTGTTTTTGCCGTACATAATGGTATTATATGGTCGATGTGCCAACCATAAAAACCGTAATTATCCCAAGTCATACCTTCTAAAAATTTTTTCTCCAAATATTCTTTAAGAAATTCAGGAGTACAACCAACAACATCAAATGTTTTATTTTTTTTTGTAATTTTATTTGACGATAAAAAAACATTAATCCTTCTTCTTATGTTTTCCGAAAGTTTTACAATGTTTGATTCTTTTCTTCTTTTATTAGAATAATACGTTCTATATTCAGTAATTTTACTTTTATTTTTAAGTTTATACTCGTTTCGTGAAAGTTTGATTTTTTCTTTGTTATTTTCCCTATAACGAGAATAAGAAGATAAAACTTTTTCTTGATTGTTTTTCTTGTATAATTTACTTTTATTTATAAGACATATCTTACAAAGATAACTATACCCTTCTTTCCTGGATTTGTCTTTTCCAAATTCGTCAATTGTTTTTAGTTCTTTACACTTACTACAAATCTTTGTTTCCATAATATTCTTCCACTAATTTTTCTATAATACGGGAAGTTTTCAAATTATCCGATTTAATTTTATAATAAAGTTGTCTATCTAAACTGATACTAACTTTTATTTTTTTTTCTTCTGTCGGTTTCTTTGGTCTTCCCATAACTATAAATATCTCTCAAATTAGTAAAAGTAGTATTTTTACAAAATATAATTTTCCCACCCCTCTTGCGCTAAATCATAAATATGCTCCGAACTGATACCTTTGTTTTTCCAAAAAACTTGTTCATCATCAGATATTTTAAGAAGGTCTTCAAGTGTATCTTGGTCCTCGGGGTCAAAAGGAACTCCATTAATTAGTTCGCACTGGTCTTTGGTGAACAAACCACGACTTTCGGGGTCGGTAACCAACAAACCATCTCTCACCTCCTGTTTGAAAACAACAAGTATAGGTTCTATTCTCTTATTGAATACCGAAATAGCTCTTGGTACATTATATTCACCGGTCATATCAGGGTTATTTTCAATGTCTTTAGGTTCTAACATATAACAATTAAGTTTAATAATAGAGTCTTCATCGTCATTTGGTAATGGTAAATTGTTGGTTGATAAATAATCAAGGACTTCTTTACCCCATCCACTTTTCAATTTATTTACTTTTTGAACGTCACCGTGAGACGCTTTAACGCCATTATTAACATAATAAATAACATCACCCAAATTAGTTTTAATTTTATGTTTTATAGCCAGTTCAAGATGGGCCATGCGACTCATCGCATTTCCGGCCTTTGTTTTCTCATTACATCTTTTTTCGTAATCTGATAATGACAATTTAATTTTTGCTCTTTGAGCAATTTTCATGAGTGGAATTCTTTGGTCAAAAATCTGTTGTAAATATTCATAGTACCACTCAACAAACTCATGTCCTTTACCTTCTAACAAGAGTTTTATCCCTTTGTCTAGAAAATCCTCAATATATAAAGGTAATTTTTTTGACTTAATCGAATTACCCGTTAGTTTAATTTTACCATTATGTTCTAATGTTGCATAATTTTTCCTACTCAAATTTATACAACTTTTCCAAGTACCATCGCAATCTAAAAACATTGGGGATTTCATAAATAACTCATTAAACTCCGCAACGTCCGATTCATACCCTTCATACTTATGACCCTCTTTGACCTGTGGATTTATACCTTTACCATAATACACTCTTTCTTCCACATTTTCAGGTAAACTAAAATTACATCCGTCAGTATCTAATACGGTCGCGATATATCCTTTTTTGGTAAAAAACTTAACCATCTGACGTAGATATTGTCTTCCTGTGCAAGTAATCATTTCACCTTGCTTCATATCACCCCAATGAAATACTTGCGGAGCGGATAATGCCCCGAATAAAGAGTTGATAAATATCTTTAATGGTAGTTGCAACCTATCGTATTTTTGGGAAAGTTTGGTATCTTTTTTCTTCCACTCCGATGCCAAGTTTTTATTTTTAATCCTTTCAGTTCTGAAATATGTTAACATCGCCTTCATACCACCTAATACATCACATTCAGGAAAAACATCATGTACTAATTGTATTGACGGATAAAGTGAAGAATAGTCAAGTTTAAGGATATCTTTTGAGTATCCAACTTTTAATAATCTTGATAATCCCCCAACAAAATTTGTTTTATCCTCTTTTTCAGGAATTGCTAATTTGTGTTTGTATGACCAAGCAAGCATAATTAATTTCCAAATTGTTGCAGTCCCTAATGTTGATACTCTCTCGTAGGTTGTCGGTATCATTGATGCAAGTAAGAATGTTCCTTGGTTGAACTCTTCATCCACAAGGAGGGTTTCTTCCAAGTCATCGTCAAGGTATCTCTCAACAATTTCATCACCTTTTACTTTTATATATGTGTCAGGAAAACGGGTATCCAAGTTTTCAAATGCAGGATTATCCGCCCTCTTATACTTTCCGTTTTTAACATTTAACCAATACTCTTCTTTTTTTGCATACATCGAACCAATCTTATCATGGTCAATATATACTCGGTCCTCGGCTTCAGCGTCGATATATTGGGTAATGTATTTAAGTCCCGCCGATTTGATATTTGAGTTAATTGCTTGAGCCCTTCTTACAGAGTGTAAGATATCGATAATATTATATCCCCACATTCCAACTTGGTTATACTTCTCAACTTCATTTGCCAATTTTAACATATTCTCTTTTTGGGAAATGTTATAGTTGGGGTTTAGTGTCTTGCAAGTTTTCTTAACGTCAATGTTCAATACTTTACATCTTTCAAATATCCAAAACCAGTCGAAGTTAAATGAGTTATATCCACCAATGATTGAGGGTTTTATTTGGTCAATGGTATTGAAAAACTCTATTAAACCTTCCCTTTCTTGTTCGGGAGTTGCACATTCGATTACTTGTTGGAATCCTTTATTTGTTTTAATTCCAATCATGAAGATACGACCGTCTTTAGGTTCCAAAGAGGTCGTCTCCAAGTCAAATACAAACCGTGTGATGTCGTTATACTCTTCAAACCCTTTGAACAATCTTTTTTCTTTTGATATCAGATATTGTTCTACGGGGGGTAAAATTAGTATGAGGTCTTTTGTGTTTTCTCCCCAAGGGTCTAATCCGCCATCTCTGAAAAAACTAATCAGAGAACGGTAACCTTTTAAAGATTTTACCATATATTTTAATCCTCTTTCTAATCTTTCATTACCTTTTGTTTCCAATTTCTCGATAACGATACCGTATTTTGACATCGCTTCTTTTTGTAAGTCTTTGGACGACTTGTAGAAATTTCGGTCTTTTAGGTCACCAACCCATGCGAAAGGAGTAAAACTTTCTTTTTGAATTGTTTTACCTTTGATTGGGTCTTCTTTAATTTTGAATATTGAGTCAGACGCGTAATCAAATTCTACCGCAACTATATATTGCTCGGGGTCATTTCCTTCTAAAAATGATTTAATTTCTTCTTGTGATAACATATTATAAATTTGGTTGATTAGCAGCCGAACTTGTCGACGTTTACCTTACAACTCAATCATAAATATAAAATCACAATAAATCAAACTCAATCGCAACAAGGAAATTCTATTTCATAGTTGGATGTAAAATTCACATCATCAATTGCAAAACTTTCTATGATGTTCACGTAAATTTTTTCTGTTGTTGGTAAAAATAAAGTTCCATCAACATTTTTTATCATAAACTCCGCAGAAAACCTTCCAACTTTTTTGGTTTGGTTTTTTTTGAATTGATAATATGTAAAATACTCTATTTGGCCGTCTTCAGTTAGTCCTGATTCTACGGTTGCCAATACTGATGAAATTTTCGGTATATTTGTTTCAACATCTATCATAGAAAAATAAACCTCGGATTCACTTAATACTGACATAGTTTTCATAAAGTCACTTCTTCCGTTTTGAGAAAGTTTGACTTTGATTACCGGTAGTGTTGCGTTTTTCTTAATAAACCATTCCATTATATACCTCCTGCGTCTGTTATTGACCAACTCAAATCATTTATTAAATAACTTCTACTTGTATCAGCGACAGAGGTTATATAATTAACGCCTGCAGCACCAAGTGTAATAAGATTAACCCCTACATTATCTGCGATAATTTTCCAATTAACTAAAGCATCACTATATGCAGATGCCGGACATGCCGAGTCTGAAAGCATGTCTTCCATTGTTTCGACACTACTTATATCCCATAAAGATATATTTCCTCCACCCGAGAAAGCGGTTGCGTTATAAAACATATATGACATATTTGTTACATTTGAAGTGTCCCAATCTTGCATATCTCCGTTGAATGATGTTGAATTATAAAACATCCCTTCCATGTTTGTTACATTTGAAGTATCCCAATCAGTAACTCCGTTAAAAGGATTGAAATTAGTCGTAAATTCGAACATATATGGCATATCTGTTACATTACCAACGTTCCAAGAATTTAAAGAGTAACTAAATGGTGTATAGGAAAACATACCACTCATATCTGTAACATTTGACACATCCCAACCACCGATGTTTTGGTTAAATGATGTTGCGTTATTAAACATAGAATTCATATTAGTAACATTTAACACATTCCAACCACCGATGTTTTGATTAAATGCGGTCGCGTTACTAAACATAGCACTCATATTAGTAACACTTGACACATTCCAACCACCAATGTTTTGGTTAAATGAAGTTGCGTCATAAAACATATTAGTCATATTTGTTACACCTGACACATTCCAACCACCGATGTTTTGGTTAAATGCGGTCGCTTGTGAAAACATAGAATTCATATCAGTAACATTTGACACATTCCAACCACCGATGTTTTGGTTAAATGACGTTGCGTTATTAAACATATTAGTCATATTAGTAACATTTGACACATTCCAACCACTTAATGATTGATTAAATGATGTTGCGTTATAAAACATATTAGTCATATTTGTTATACCTGAAACGTTCCAACCACCGATGTTTTGATTGAATGACGTTGCAAATTCAAACATTGCGGCAATATCCGTAACACTTGACACATTCCAACTACCTATGTTTTGGTTAAATGACGTTGCGTTATTAAACATATCAATCATATTTGTTACACCTGAAACATTCCAATTTCCAATATTTTGATTAAATGAGTTTGTATTTCGAAACATACTACCCATATTTGTAACGTTTGACACGTCCCAACTATTCATATTGTTTACTGTTGTTATTGACGAACAACCGTTAAACATACCTTGAGTTGAAGTAATACCAACTAAGTTAGGTGTATCTGTAACGCCAGTTAATATTAAATTGGAGCACTCATAGAACATATACTCATTTGAGTTGTTTTCACCTCTTAAAGTTCCCCAACTTATTATTTCTTTTATACTAGTTCTATAACTTGTTGCGTAATTTAAGAAATCCCAACCTTCGATTGTTCCGTTTATTGTTACAGTATAATCACCTGATGTATCGTAGGTGTGAGTTCTATTTTCATACGTATTAGCAGAAACATTACCATCACCCCAGTTTATTGTACCTGAATATGTTCCAGTTGGTGAATAAGGAAGTTCTATTGGTGAATTAGCGGTCCAAACACTAACAAACGGTTGAGCCACGACAGATGATAAGGTTGGAGTTGGTGTAATTGATGATGTTATGGTATTTGTCGGAGTTTTAGTCGGTGTTGCAGTTGGGGTCGATGTTTTTGTTGGCGTTACAGTGTTAGTAGGTGTTTTTGTTGGGGTAAGGGTTGTTGTTCTAGTTGGTGTTGGGGTAGGGGTTGGTTCTAAAAATCTAGATGCGTATTGCGAGTGTAGTGATTGAATGGTCGATAAACTTAATACTCCATTATATACTTTAATAAAACCTATATCCGCAGTTTGAACTTCAGAACCTGCCGCTCTACTAAATAACCTCAATTGGTTAAATCCTCCACCTGACGCGCTTGTTCCTGAATATAATAAATTAGATGGTGGTGCGGATGTTGGTGTTGCGGTATAAATTTTTCCTGTGTTTGTGGTTGTGTCCCATGTTACCCAATCCATATGCCAAGCAGTATCTCCCGGAACACCCGTTAAATTAATAGTGAAGTTTGGATAAAAGACATTCATTTTACTTAGACCATTACTATAAGCCCCCATTAACCAATCTTTTGTCGCCTCGCTTTGAGTATTTAATAATCTACCCAACGAGGTTGCGGATAACTTATAAACCATAAAAACACTATAACTTTGACTTGTCACATAATTTGGTCCACCTGCGATATAATCAGTACCAACACTGTTAGATTTTCTAAATAAACCACCATAATCAGATTGCCAACTAATACTATTACCAGCATTTGCAACTGTTAAGGTATAACCACTAATTGTCGAACCATTTGTTGGTACTGATGAGTAATTGGCTGCGTCCAAATCATAAACTAATGTTGGGACCACTTCAGGTGATACAGTAGGTGTTACAGTTTTTGTAGGTGTTGGTGTAGGTGTTACGGATGATGGTGTATTTGTAGGTGTAATAGTTTTTGTAGGCGTTACGGTATTGGTAGGCGTTACGGTATTGGTTGGCGTAATAGTATTTGTTGGGGTGATACTATTGGTTAGCGTATTTGTAGGAGTAATTGTGTTGGTTGGTGTAATAGTATTTGTAGTAGTAATTGTGTTGGTTGGTGTAATAGTATTTGTAGGAGTAATTGTGTTGGTTGGTGTAATAGTATTTGTAGGAGTAATTGTGTTGGTTGGTGTAATAGTATTTGTTGGGGTTGTGGTCGGTGTAGGGGCTATAGACCCTTCCGAACTTGTTATTGTTGGGGTAGACGTTTGGGTTGGAGTTTTAGACTCAGTGATGGTTGTAGTTTGAGTTTGGGTACTAGTTGGTGTTAGGGTTGTCGTTTTAGTATTAGTTATCGTAGGTGTTGTAGTTTGTGTACTAGTTACAGTTGGGGTTGTAGTTTTAGTTACTGTTACAGTTGGAGTTGGGGTTTGTGTTTCTGTTGGTGTTGGCGGTATGTATCCTTCAGAACTAGTTACAGTTGGGGTAGGTGTTAAAGTTTGAGTAGCGGTTAGTGTAGGTCCAGGATTTAAAAACACAACATTTTCCGTAATATTAACTGAAGAAACCAACCCAATTGGAGACACTTGAACGTTTGAAAAT